CCCATATTGGGCTCCCAGAGTCGCGCTGTTTAGCGATTCTCACCAGTTATACTGGTGCCTTCAACAGACAAGTGGAGACATGTCATGGCCTATCCAAGAGAACGAACCTCAATCGCCACCCGTAAGGGAGGTACTTGTGGTAGATTCACCTGGTGGCCTGATATGAGTCCTGGTGTCGAAGTGAACTCTTCCCTCAATTTTGCGAGGGATAGTGTCGGTCCAGAGGATGATTACCCACTGGATTTCGATTACCAAGACTACTCAGGTGGATTGATGAATCAAGATTTCGCAGGTTACTTCAGTTCCTGGTTCGTGAACTGGGTTCCTGAAGTTATGCGAAATGGATTCAACCTTTCACATCTGAGCACACCTTCCGACCTCATAGTTGATCCGGATTATGCTACACAAGCTGTAGCAAGGACCAACCCTAGCCGTCCAAGTGTGGATTTGCCGGTTGAGATCTTGCAATTGCATGAACTCTCTCAGCTGCTTCACCCAAGGACGAATCCCAGTATTAGTAATCAACTGGGAAATCAGTATCTAATGACATCGTTTGGCATTATGCCAGTCGGGTCAGCCATAGCACGTCTCATTGACTCTAGAAGAGTCATTAGAGATCGCGTTAAGGAGATACGGAAGCTAGTTGCGTTCGGAATTAGGAGAACTGTACAACTTGATCTAAGTTCTGCACAGGATAATCCGTATTGGTATATTGATACGGCTCATTCTACTGCAGGTGGCACATTTGATGTGCGCACTCTCGCCGAGGTTAGATCCCATGTGAGATGGGGCCTTTACCCTGGTGCCTTTGAAGGGCACGAGACACCTAGTCAGGTTGATGCTCAAATAGAGACCTGGGCACGGCAAGCTGTTCGAGGGGAGACAATTGATTTGTCTACCGTCTGGCAGATTACGCCGTGGACCTGGATCTTGGACTGGTTCCTTGGAATTGGAGATTATCTCAAATCCCAACGGAATATCGTCCCAGCGCTTCTAAAAGAAGTCGTTGTTATGAGACATCGTAAGACGTGGGCTACTTACCCTGGCATCACGTACGAGCCCGGTGGCGGTGCAAAAACCATGCACATCCAGCCGATCCGTATGGTCAGAGAGAGTAAGTCCCGACGCTTCAGTTTTCCTTCTCCACTTACTGCCCATCTACCGCTCATTGGAGCGAGAGAAGGGTCGGTTCTTGCTTCGTTGGCTGCCACGAGGTAAGCAATTCCTCGTGGTGGCCTTTTCACCGAAGCAATGGAGTATGACATGTTCGCCGATACTATCACCTTTACCGACGTTCACGGAACTGAGGATTTTGCCTTCGTCAAAGTCAATCAGGACAAGTACTCTTCGGAGTACCGGTTCACAACTGACACGAAGAGGGTAACCCTCAAAATCCGGAACACGAACCGTTTCGATAAGTCTTCTTTGAAGACTTTCGACCGCCACAATGTGGAGGTTCAGGAAACGATCTTCGCGGTTGCACCATCGACTCTGTCTACTGTCCGTACTGCTTACTTCACCTTCGAGGTGCAGCAAGGAGACGTTCTTGCAGACGTTGTCGCTCTGGGCGTATCGCTCTGTGGCTGGCTTACCGCCAGTTCCGCAGCGAACATGGGCAAAATGGCCCAGTTCGAGAGTTAGTTCACTCTAGCACCCTCGTAAGAGGGGGTGAGAAGCATTGGCGGCTTGGAATTCTATCCCTCAAACATATGGGGAATATTATGAAAAGCCAAGTTAATGCCATTCTCCACGTCGTAGAGGGGCTCCTTCGGGATGCCTCTCTAGCGTATCCGACTGTTAAAGGTTTTGATCGCGATTACAAGCGACTCTCCCTTTTATGTCGACATAGAGGTCTAGGCACACTTTGCCTAGATCTCCCATGTTTCGCAGACCTCCTTCTAGAGGGACTACGAACTGGCCGCCTGCCTTCCTCTGGAAACCCGTTTGGTTGGGTTTCTAAGAAAGTGAGAGTGCCGAGATTATTCTCGGGGCTCTGGTTGCGGATATTCGACAAGCAGTCTTGTCTTAAACCAAACGCTGACGTCGATGCAATCGCGTTCATCTACCAATTGGCTGTCATAGCCAAGAAGTTGAGGCGTGAATGCTCCCCTCGTCGCAAGTTTGAAGCGATGAAAGGGTATATCGATGTCGAGTCTCAAATCCGCTCTCCTAGCCTTAGCTGGCAAGGGGATCGATTATTTGAGTCGGAAGCTGACCTCAATTGTCTCAGCTTTGCTGAGGCAAAAGAAGCCTTAACTTCCACTCCTCTGTTTCCGGAATTAAACCAGCCGGATCCAGGGCGCGTCTCTTATCTCCTTGACCGTGTTCAACAAGTTGCCGACCTAATCGTCGGCTCCATGTTGCCGTTTGACCCTGTTATTTGGTCAGACATACTCACGGAGTATGAAGGTAAGAGTGGGTTTAGACATGGTGCGGGCGCCGTAGCCGAGAGAATTGGTGCAGACGGTAAGTCTGCGTTCAAGTCTTGGCCACGTAAGCTTAATGCACTGTTTCCTTACCAAGTCTTCGGAAAATGTCCTAATGACATAACCGAAGTCCCTAGTTTGGAGTCTCCTAGTCAGCTACATATGGTTCCAAAAACCCTAAAAGGTCCAAGGATCATTGCAGCCGAACCGGTGGCACATCAATGGTGCCAAGGGATAGTACTGAACTTTATGGAATTTGAATTCTCCAGACTATTTGATGGAAAATTCATTGACCTTAGAGCTCAGCACAAATCAGGAGATTTAGTGTTAAAAGCGTCCCGAGACGGTTCGCTTGCCACTGTTGATTTATCAGAGGCAAGCGATCGTCTTTCGTGTTGGGTGGTTGAGCGTGCATTTCGCAGAAATCCTGCATTATTGCGCGCCTTCCACGCAGCCCGAACGAGATACGTAAGGCTCTACGCCAAGCGTAATGAATTTCTTGGCTTCAAGAAGTTCGCATCTCAAGGGACTGGCGTTACTTTCCCAGTTCAATCAGTGGTCTTCCTTTGTTGTGCTATTGCTGCTTCTTGCAGAGGTAGCATAAATTGGAAGAACATCGATAAACTTGGAAAGACCGTACGCGTGTATGGGGATGACATTATTATTCCCACTCACGGATACGTTGGACTGAGAATGCTACTAGAAACCCTTGGGCTCAAAGTCAACGAAAGAAAATCTTTCGCTAGTGGAGAGTTTAGGGAATCTTGTGGCACCGACGGCTTCAGAGGGTATAACATAACCCCATGCAAGCCGCAGGTCTTCAGTCCCGACAGCCCCTCCGACATTATAGCGATCGTTGACGAGTCCAATAACCTTTTCAAGAAAGGATTTTGGCATGCATCACTATCGATATTATCCAGAGTTCCGAGTTACGCAATGCGTAGGCTTCGGGTCTCTGGACCCGATGTCGGCGGGTCCTTCGGACTCACTTCTTTTGTCGGCACAGAGGAGCGCCACCTTCTACGAAGATGGAATGCTGATCTGCAACGATGGGAAGGGAAAGTCTTTGCGGTTACGCAAAGAGGATCCAGAGTCCAAAGGGACGGCTACGCTCGATTGGTGGACTTGTCCATACTGGCTCACAGCCCTAGAATTCCTAGGGTTGTATCCAGTCTCGAGTGTAGACGGTACGCCAAAGGTGGCGTACGCTGGGAGCCCCTGCTTACGGCTATGTGAAATGGTCCTTTGGATGGACAGAATTCGTATCAGGCCCGGATATTATTACGGGTTCTCTGATCCGAACTTTAGAACTGAAGTTATCAAATACTTCCAGGAGGTGAGTCGCTCTGACTCTATCTTCCCAGTAGCACGCGATGACTACTATTCTATGTCTGCATCCGATTGGGAGCATAACTATAAGGAGGCCGTCCGATTAGTTTCGGCTGGCCGTCTTTAGGTCATAGCTCCGTAGGGTTTCAATCCTACGGGTAAGCAAGGGAAGGGAGCTTAAACACTCCC